TGAAATGACATGGCATGACTTGCGTCACTTCTATGCGTCGTGCCTTATTTTCGACCACCGCACTTCTGACGCAGAGGTGGCCGCGCTCCTGGGTCACGCAGATATCAATCACACGTACTGGCAATACGCGCGTTACTTTGAGGAACGGTCAAGCGCCATGTCAGACGGTGATGTTTTGGATGATATTTTAGGCGCAGCTTCTTGAAGTTCAACGCGACGTTTTAATTCGTTCATTTGATGAAGCTGTGCCATATTTGTCATTGTTCCAAGCATTGCAACATGGACACATCCAGCGAACAAAAACAGCACCAGGGCAAGTGCAATAATGGTTAGAAAACTTGTGATAGTTGACCCAGGTGCTGAACGTGTACCGCGCCAGTTTTGTGGCTGGTTCACTTGGTCAAGCCCTTCTGTTTCTCATAGGTGCGTAATCCGCCAATACCAAGCAAGCCTAACAACACGGTCATTAGTTGATCCATGTTAAAATCAACAGGCGGCGGGAAATGGTAACCCATCAGTTGGCCTACCCAGGCAACAAGCGGGAAGATTACAAAATGTGCGCCAAACGAAATACTGCATACCCACCCGACGCACGGCCGCCAGCCGCTGACCCAAATCGATCTGTGCGCCGCCTCAACCTTATTGATTTCTAGTTGACCAAGTTGCCCAGCCATTGCGGCATCGACCAGCTTTGCTTCTAGCTCTTGCTTTGCCTTTGCAGCGCCCGTCTTGTCAGGCACAAGTCGGTCAACAACTTCGCCAACCATTGGCATTATTGCGCTAATTAATGGTATCATTTTTCACTCGCTCAACTGCTTCGATCCAGGTTTTGAATTCGTTTAGTGGTGTAAATTTTTTAGGCGAAAACCGCTTTGTCGGACTTGTGACAGCTAATGCTGGAAGAAATAAAACACGCCTTAGATCCAGTGCAGCAAAGCCGACAATGTCACAGTGTTTATTAGTGATTGTCGTTTTGTTTTTGCTTCCGGTTGACGGATTAAATGCATACACTTTTCCGTTTGATTCGGTTTGACCAGTAGCTTTGCACTCAACGCGAAACCAGCTTTGGTCATAGTAGACAATCAAATCAAAACCATCAGTGTTTGCAATGGCGGTTTTTGCGCCGAAACTTTCAAGAACCGATGCAACAAGACGGTCACCGACTCGACCAATTTGAGTGCTCAAGCTGACCGCATACGTTTGATTAGCCGCTGTGCGCGGTTTGGCACTTGCCTACGCCACTGACTATCGTTCATTTCGGAAGCGGCGGTAAGCCATTCTCCTGCATTTACAGCGGCGATAAATTTAGAAAATTTGGACAATCGCACCCGTCCTAAATTAAACGCCATGTTTGCAGTAATTTTTTGCACTTCTTGGGGAAGCTCGTCCCAATCTGCAAAAATTACACGGCAATCGTCTAAGCAATATCCAATGTCCTGTTTAAACCACTCGTCAATCCTTTTGCGAGAAATTGGAGTATCGACCGGAGCGCCAAATTCGTCATCTTTTTCAGTAATCAGATGTCCGATTCCGGCTGTAGGGTATCCCAAGTGGTCTAAATAAATTTGGTATTTGCACCCTTCGTCAGCTTCCAATTCACTTTGTAATTCTTTAATCACGGATGCTTCCCGTTATGGATGTGTTCAAGTCGATCAACGCTACGGTCAAGGTATTGAAGACGCACACTGACATTTTCTAATGAGCGACTAAGTTTATCTCGTTCTGACGGACTGTTCATGTCAGCAATAACTTGCAGCTTTTGCGCGACAAGATCGGTTTGCGTGTCATTACGATCTAAGCGTGTATCGAGTTTACCAAGCTGCGATAAAGTTTCCTTAACGTCAGCCTCAAGCTCAGACACTTT